AGGAGAATTTAAATGAATAGATTTATTATAGAAGAAGATGTAGAAGCCATAGCTAAATCACTATGTGACCAACACATTGTGAAGATGCCATTGGAAGAAGCACAGATGCTATGCACTAGCCTATGGCATCATGCACCAGAGTATGCAGAGGAGCATGATTTGTACAAGCCTGTACATCAGAAGCATCCATGTACCTTGTGGGCGATGGAGAACAAATCTAATTATGCTTTTGCTTGGTTGCTCTATCGTAGTATGCTGAACGAATACACATACAGGTATGGTAAAGTTCATGGTGCAAGCAAACACCACTTTGCTTTGTTCAAAGGTATTAGTTTAATACCACAAGGTGACATGACACCACACCCACAATGCTTTAGTGGACACGATGACTGTAAGACAGATGAAGACTACCCAATAGAAGCCTATCGTGCCTTCTACAAGGTTGACAAGTTGAGCTTTGCACGATATAATCGAGGACGTAATATGCCACAATGGATGAAAGGAGATATAACATGCCATTAGATATGATACCAGAAAACCTAGACTTTGACGTAATCTTTGAACCTACCAAGGTTGATGATAAGAAGTATGTCATTGACGGCAACACAGGCAAGTACATTGCCGTAGTTGGTAAAGACTTTAACTGTGCATCACATGGAGATTTCTTCCGTGATGTGAGTGAAACAGTTACGAATCACTTGACAGATGAGGAGTACGAAGGTGCGAAAGTCAGGTGGAGAGATGCACACCACAATGGATGGGCTATGATGGACATGGTGTTGCCCAATGTGACGGCTAAGATACACACCGACAAGCACCAGACAGAGATAGCACAACGTATCATTGCTCTGCATGGTGTTGATGGCACGTGTTCTAACACAGTTCTGTTCGGTGCTATTGATTTCTTCTGCACCAATGGGCAGATACGTGGTGAGCATGACAAGGTAAGGCGCAAGAATACAAGTGGCTTTAGTCTTGACCGATTCATCACACAGTTAGAGCGTAGCAAGCAGGATTTCTACACACAGTCAGCTACTCTACAGTCGTGGGCTAACAAGAGCTTGCTTGTACAAGATGTCAAGTCTATGCTTGAGTCTCTCTTTAAGAGTGATGTCAAGGCAGACAAGATGATTACCTTGTACAATCAGGAAGCGAGTGTGCGTGGTCAAAATGCTTGGGCTTTGTACTCTGCGTTCACTAACTATGCAAGCTATGCAGACGAGCGTAATGGCTTCAAGCTACGCAACACAGGCTACGATACGAAAGCAGTATCGATGTTTGCTCGTGAGCAAGAGGTGTCCAAGTGGATTGATAGCAAGCAGTTCAAAGAGCTTTTGGCTGCATGAAAACGGTAAAAGATTTAGTTGACAGGTACTATTCTTCTAATGATTTCAGTCTCTTACGAGACAAGTCTAAGGTAGATTATAGATACTTCTTGGGTGTGATGACTGACAAATTTGGTGACATCAAGTTTGATAAACTCACAAGCAAGGAAGCTAAACATGCATACGAAGAGTGGGTTGAGCGAGGCATTAGCTTCGCCAACCACGTATGCACTGTATCGTCTATCGTGTATCGCTATGCTATTGACATGGAGTACACGACTATCAATCCGTTCTCATCAGTCAGACGTAAGACACCTGCCCAACGAAAGGTTGTGTGGTCAGAACAGGATGTGTTCAACTTTCTGGACATGGCTTACTCTCGTTTTGAGTGGCGAAGTCTTGGTCTAATTGTTCACATGGCATACGAATGGTGTCAGCGTCTGGGTGATATGAGACTTTTGACGTGGGATAACCTAGATTTACCTGACAAAAAGCTATATCTGGAGCAGTCAAAGCGTAGAGCAGAGGTAACTTTGCCTATAGAAGAGGACTTACACTCCATGCTGATACAACAACAGGAAGACTTCGGCTTTCAACAGTACGTTGCTCCTCGTATAAAGCCCGTACAAGGCGAGTACCAACCATATAGCATAGATAGACTAGGAAAAGCCGCACGTGTCGTTATGCGTGAAGCAGGACTGTCTGACGAGCTACGTCTTATGGACTTACGAAGGACAGGAACAACACAAATGGTGGAAGCAGGTGTCGGTATGGCACAAATCATGTCGGTTACAGGACACAGTAACCCACAGTCAGTCAAACCATACATGAAAAATACTTACGAGAGTGCAAATTATGCCTTGACCGCACGTAAATCTCGTGGTACAAGCAGTTAACTGCCCAACAGAAAGGTGATATATACATGAATAATATATATAACATTATAAGTGACTTAGATTTAAGTGCAGGAAGTACAAAGAGAATGGATTGTCCTATCTGTAGAGGTTATAAAACCTTTACTGTGACCAACAACATGGGCAGTCTTGTATGGAACTGTTACAAAGCCTCTTGTAATGTTTCGGGTGGAAAGCGTGTGCATTTATCAGCAGATGATATACGTACACAATTTTACGGTGCTGAACAGATGGCAGAACAAACAGATTTTAGATTGCCTGAATGTGTAGTGCGAGTAAATGATAAGAAAGAAGTCTTAGACTATTTACACAGGTGGTCTTTAGCATTTCTTCATCACGAACTTTTATATGACGTGAGAGAAGAGAGAATTGTTTTTCCTGTTAGGTATGAGAACAAGATAGTGGACGCAACAGGTCGTTCTATTGGAAAAAGATTACCTAAATGGAAAAAATACGGCAATAGTGGCTTGCCTTTCACCTATGGGTGTGGTAAAGTCGCAGTAGTTGTTGAGGACTGTGTGAGTGCTAGTGTTGTTGGTTCACTAGGTAATTTTGTCGGGGTCGCTTTGATGGGTACTTCTCTCCTTTCAGCCCATCGGGTGTTTCTTACACAGTTCTCAACGGCAGTCATCGCATTAGACCCAGATGCACTGCCAAAGACTTTGCGTATGGCAAAGGAGTTAAGAGGACACGTAAATGATGTTCGTGTTCTACGCTTGACAGACGATATAAAGTATCGTAATCCTGAAGACATCAACAACCTAACCAACATAGGAGTATAAGAATGGAGTTATCTTTAGTACGCAGTCTTATGGACAAAGGTTTCTACGATGACCATCGTGGTTCTAGATGTCCTGACCGCTTGTTCAGTCAAGACGTGCGTAAAATTAAACAAGCAATCGATACAGCTATGGATAGATACAATAGGACTTTGTTACCTGATGAGGTACAAGCTATGTTCCTATCTAATAATCCTACGCTTACTACTGCACAGAAACAGGCATACGATTCTCTGTTCTTGCAGATAAAAAAAGAGACACCGTTAGGCTCAGATGTATCACAGGAAGTATTGTCTAAGCTATTTCAACAGGTGGTAGGCGAAGATGTAGCCAACATTGGGTTTGATATGGTTAATGGTGATGCGGATACTCTGCAAAAGCTACGTGATGTATTAGAGAAGTATGGTGATGACTTCATACCTAACTTAAACATTGAGTGGGATGACATTACTATCGAAACCTTACTTGCTAAAGCAGAGCTAGAAGCTAGGTGGACTTTCAATATACCACCTTTGACACGTAAGCTAGAGGGTGTGAGTGGTGGTCAGCTTATTGAAATAGGTGCTAGACCTAATACAGGCAAGACTTCCTTTCATGCTAGTCTGATAGCATCACCAAATGGCTTTGCCCATCAGGGTGCAAACTGCATTATCTTATGTAACGAAGAACCCACACATAGAGTAGGTGCTAGATACCTTACGGCTGCATCAGGCATGTCAGCACGTGAAGTAAAAGATAACCTATCTAAAGCAAAGGCTTTGTACGAACCTGTAATGAAGAACATTAAGATTAAAGAAGCAGGTGGACGTGACATGGCATGGGTAGAATCAGTATGTAAGGCATACAAACCAGACATATTAGTGCTTGACATGGGTGACAAATTTGGTATAACTGGGTCATTCGCTAGACCAGATGAAGCACTCAAGGCTTGTGCTATCTACGCTAGACAGATTGCTAAGACATATGATTGTGCTGTATTTTATATGTCACAGTTATCAGCCGAAGCAGAGGGTAGACAGAGACTGAACCAATCCATGATGGAAGGTTCTCGTACAGGCAAGGCGGCTGAAGCTGATTTAATGATATTGATTGGTAAATCTAATGCAGAGATTGAGGGTGAGGAAGAGGATAGTCCTTTGAGACATCTGAATATAGTTAAGAACAAGTTAAATGGTTGGCATGGCATGGTGAATGTAAACTTAAACTATTTAACAGCGAGGTACGAAGGATGAAGTTAACATTAGATGTAGAAAATGTAGGGCAAGTTAGAGATGGTAAGAAATACCTCGACCCTTTTGAACCAGATAACTCACTAACGATGGTAGGTATGCTGACAGATACAGGGTTAGAAAGACGTATTACCTTTGACCATCAGGATGTATCACCTACACCCAATGGACGTGAACAAGTACAGGAGTGGCTTGATAAGGCTACTATACTTATTATGCACAATGCATCGCATGACTTGTTGTGGCTTTGGGAATCAGGGTTTCAGTATAAAGGACCTGTCTTTGATACCATGCTGGTTGAGTATGTGTTACAACGTGGTCAGAAGAACGCTTCTCTTGCGCTTGAGAAATGTGCGGAGAGGTATAATTGTGATACACAAAAGCAGGATAGTTTGAAAGAACATCTTCGCAGGGGTGGCACGGCATACAATATGGAGCATGGTTTATTAGATAAGTATTTGTCTGCAGATTTACATGCAACGCAACAGCTTGCAGATAAACTGTGGGCTAGATTGAACACACCCGAAGATGCAGGTCTTATGGGTACGGTAGACATAACAAATGAACTATGTGTCTGTCTCGCTCGTATATATCAACGAGGTTTCAAAGTTGATAGAACAGCTTTAGAAGAAGTTAAGAAGCAGTATGAGACAGAGAGAGATGAGCTAGTATCTAGTCTACAAGAGCATGTTCAAAAGCTGATGGGTGATACACCTATAAATTTAAATAGTCCAGAACAATTATCTTGGGTTATCTTTAGCCGTAAGGTTATGGATAAACAGTATTGGGCAAATGCTATACACCCATACATGGATGACGAAGACTTTAGAAGCATCATTCAGGGTGGTACAAAGAGAGTGTATAAAACAAAAGCAGAGCAATGCAAAGAGTG